CAAGGCAAGTGCTCTGGCTTGTAATTGTTGTAATTGTTCATTGGTTTTCCCTTCAGCAGAGAATGCTTGTGATGCTGAGGTGGCAATCAAGAATGCACCAGTGACCCCATTTACAGACGATGCAAAGAGTTCAAATTGTTGTGCTCGGTCAACCCCTTCAATGTTTCTGTTTACATCTCTTAAACCCGCATTTAGGGTCGCCAAATCATTTGTAATCTCATTGAACTTATCACTACCAAAATCAGCAGTTTTCAATTCATTTGATAATTCTTGAATGGTATTTTCAAGTTGTTCAATGGAGTTGATGGCTCTATCAGTCCCATTTACTCTAATATTTATTCCAAGTGCAATTTGTCGTGCCATGTGTATTTGTTTTTAGTATGTCTCAATATGAGCATAAATATTTGTTGATGCAGGTATGTATAATGTTGCCTGTGCGATGTATGAGGTCTGACTTTGAGGGAATTGTATATCCACCTGTGCAAGAGAACAATCTGTTGGATTCACACCCAAACATAATCTCAAGTTATTCATTGAACTAACCACATTATCATAACTCACATAGAAGTTGTATGTGGTCGTCCCTGCTGGTAATCCAATAGCCCCACTACCCGTTGAATTGACTGATAAGTAAGTCGTTGTCCCCTGTGTTACGGTGAATGTCAGTGCTGTAATGTTTGGTGCTAATGAACCAAGATTATTTGCCACATTCCAATTCAAGGTATTCGTTGGTGGTGGTGTTGGTGTAGGTAATGGTGTTTGTTGAGACACATAGTCAGGTGGGACTGGTGTTGATGCTGGAACCCTGTAAGGGACTTTCAACAACTTACATTTGACAATACTTGGTTCAGTAATATCCCCATCTTCAATGTTCAATAACCTCCATTCACTATTGAGGAAATATATCTTGTCATTGAACTGAACCTCTTTTAAGTCCTCTGGTGTGAGATAGAAATACCCCGTGAATAGTCTGGCTTCCTCTGAATACAAAAGTTCAATAGGGGTTCTATAAAACTCATTCCATGCGGTATTGTCGGTATATCCAATCATATCGTTTTTATCCATGAAAAAATCCCAATTGGAGGTAAAGTTCAAGTCAGAGATTTCTTGGTCGTAGGTCAATTGTGACAAATGTGATATGACAGGGTATTTGGTCTGTGCCACCTCTGTTGCTCCCGATTGCATATACCAAGTCACTGGTGACCCTGTTAGGTTTGGTATTTTCATTCCCGCATAGAAACCCAATCTTGGTCCAGAACTGAATGGTGATTGTTTGATGGTTGAATCAGGGGTATTCTCATACAACTTTGGAACAACAAAATCACAATCATCTTCACCATCCACCGTATTGGTCGGTAAAGATTGGAAGATGAACTCAATGTCCTGTTTCCCTGATAGTAATGGGTTTGTGGAGATGTATCTTCTTTGACCAAAGATGTTGTCGTAATTGTCAATGTAGAACTTACCCAACGCACTGGTGTCGTCTTGGAAGGTCAGGTTCAATTGTTTCTTCAATGAGAAATCCAATGGGTCAATCGTATATGTGTCGTTGAGGTTGAGTTTCTGTGACCAATCCAATGTATTCCCACTCAAAGAGGATAGATAATCTCTATAAGGTTCAATAAGGAATGACCTTTCCCCTGTTGGGACAAATACCAAATTGAAATAGTTGACAATGTTTCTCACAAACTCCACTGAATCAACATCACAAGGTAGGTTGTCCCCCCAATTTATTGTGGCTCCCGTTGTTGAAATGGTTGGTGATGAATATAACCTGAACTTTCCAAGAGAAAAACCAACATCATTTTGTGCTGGGTTTTGGTGTCTAACAAATAATGCCACCCTCTGTCCTTTCACAAGGTTTGAGTTGAAATACAGATTGATGTCATTACTACTTGAAACCACAGGAAATCCTTGATAAAGACCCAATACTTGTCCTGTGTCAATATCTCTCAATGAGAAATCAATAAAGGATGGTGAAATGAATCTTACAGCCCAATACCTGATGTCAAAATTGAACTGATATGTCCCCGTTTGAGGGACTGTAAAGAAGTTTTTTGCTCCCGTTTGACCTGGAACACTTGGGAAGGTAGAAAGGGTGTATTTATCCAAATAATCGTAGTTTGCAGATTGGAAGATGACATACTTCCAACCAGCATTCAATTCCTCAAATCTATACCCATAGAAACTATCTTGAACCACCTCAAAGAAGTTTTGGTTGTCAGGTCTATCCTCAATAGATAAGGCTCCCATTGTTGGGGAATTACCCGCCAACATAAAGATGGATTGAAAGTATTGTGTATCAAAGAAGTTGGAATCATAAGTGAAACCTGCTTTCTCAAATATCTTGTCCATCAAATACTTCACATTCACCCACGGCTTGAATTGTGTGGTTTGCAATGCAACCCCTGTGGGAGAGGTTATTCCACTGGAGGTGAAATCCCATAGACCCACAGTAGAACCTTCGTCATATCCCGTCTGTGCAAGGGGATAGAGGACTTTCCCCGTCAATCCACTATAAGAAAGGTATGTCCCACCTGAATATTCCCAAGTGGAGACAATATTGTCGTAGTCAATCTCGTGTTGAATGTCTGTAAAGTCCAAATCACACAATGATACTTGTTCCAATTCACCAGCAAAAGGTGTAAGGGTTTCCACCAAATAGACCTCATAACCAACCAACTCATTTTGATTGGTGATTTTATTCAATCTCATTGTCCCCCTGAATACATCTACACCGTTGTATTGAATCACACAATCGGTTTGTAAAGTTGAATTAAAGTCGGTTGCATTCACCTCAAATGCTGAACGGAAGAATCGGTCGTTTCTATCTGAACCAGGAATAACAAAGGTCTTGGTGTATCCACCCTTTCTCTCTGTAATATCCTCAATGTCCTCAATTCTTTTGTTGTAAGGTATGCTGACATCGGGGTTCAAATCCAAAAATTGGTATTGTCCGTTTGTATCAATTGCTAATAGTTGAACCATTATTCCTTGTCTTGTCTTGTTTCGTTATATCCACCCGTGTATTCCAATCTCAACTCATACTCCCCATCGTTTCTTTGGAAATTAGGTTCAATGACCTCTGTGTTGGTCAATACAATAGGTTGAATGTCCCCATCATCATCCACAAAATAAACTGATGGTGATTTTAACAATTCATCTGTGAGCCAAGTCAAATAACTCTTTGATATACGACCTGAATACAACAGACCTGTTTTGGAAACATTTTGTTTGTATACTCTATTGGTGTTATTCCACCCATAATATCGGTCAGCATTCCATCCTTGTGAATACAAATCAGGTTCTCTTTGTAGGGTTTCTCTCCCCATATCATAACCGACCGTATCACGATATTTGAATGTGAAGTAGTCCCAAGTCCCCATTGAGTTTAAGAACATCACTCTCTTCTTACCAGGCCCACATTCAGGGTCTTTGTAGAAATAGAAATACTCTGATATTCTCGTGGTTGGAAAACAATCTTCAACTGTATATGATGTGCAGAAATCACCATAAGAAACAGAAATTGAACCAGGTAATAACCCAAATCCTCTTGCACAAATGGTAAATTGTCCTCCAGGCCCAATGGGTTCATTTGATACAGTCCCATCACATAATACTACATCAATACTCGTGTCGTTAAACTGGTCATTATTGGTGAAGGTAATATCACGACAAACAAACTCTGTCCCCTCAAAATAGACCCTGTAATAGTGCCAATTGGTTGGAAGGGTAAGGGAGTGTTCATCAGTAATATTTCTTGTTCCTGTCCCAAAATACTCAAAGTAATGAAGGTCAACATTTATTGTTTTTGTGGAAACATCATCACAAGCATCATACGCCCCACAATTGGTTAAAATGTTGTAAGTCCTTGCAGATGAAATGAAATTACCATCAATATCAAAGAACTCAAACACACCCGCAAAGACAGGTTGTGAGACCGTTGTTGAGGTATTACCCGTGTATAACTCACCACTATTGGAGTTGAAACCAGCAAGGGTATGCCAGTCATTATCCGTGATGTATTGAACTCGTGGAGCGTGTGTTAAGAACTTATGGTCATCCGCAGGGAATGATGTGGGTAAGTTCATATTGTTGAGGTAATAAGGTGAGAAATCAAATTGTTTTCCATCATACCAATTCTTTACCCCATTGTATGCCAGATTTTCATCAGTGGTCACTGTGGGTTCATACACCTCAACAGGGTCATCAGCATTGGTGGCATATTCCTCACCCACCTCAATGTAATACGCCACAATATCCTCTTGTAAGGCTCCCCATTGTGATTTAACAATAGGCTCTTCAGGTGATATGGCACACCCTTTATTTATTGGTCTTGATGAGATGTAGTTTCTCACAATGGTGGCAATGTCCACCTGACCAAATGAAAGTTGTGGGGTAATCTTCAATCGTGTTACGACCACTCCCCCAACAAATACATCAACAATATATCTAAACTTGAATGTGGTCGCTTGGTTGGTAGATTGAAATCTATACACCAAATTACCATACACAGGTTGGATATTATCGGGTTCTTGTAATATTGTAATCATCTGAATATGTCTATTGTTTCTTGTTCAAGGACAAGGAAATTATCAAATACTCTAAACACCTGTTCAATACCTGGTAAGTTCTCAATTTCTTCTTCTGTGAGACCTTCCAAGAATTGTGAGTATTCGTTCTGTAATGAGGCTATAAACTCTGAATCAAATACGGGGAATGTTCCAATACCCCTGCTTTTGATTTTTAATTGGGTGAAATACAAAAAGGATTTCTGTGCCGATTGATTCCAACCCAAGAAACCTGTGACCTTTCTTTCAGCCCAAGATTTTAACTTTGCCGGTGGAACACCCGCTCCTGGTCGTCTACCTGTCTCAAAATAGATTTTACCCTGATACAGATAGGGATTGGTGGATGGATAGGTCAATGCAATTCTAATGTCGTTGGGACTGCTCTCTAAAACCTCCATTTGGAGTTGTGAGGAAAACATTCCCGTATCATTGAGTTTGTATTGTCGGTTTTTAATCCCACCCAAAGCATCTTTCCTCTGTGCTGGGTTGTTGATTTTTACTTTGACCTTGTCCAATACAAAATCAGCAATTTTATTCCATCCTGTGTTCTCTAATACTCTCATTACAAACAGAAACTCCCCTCAACTCGTATGCTCACCGTTGCATCAACCCCTGCCACTCTCGTTGGTAATCGGTCAAGGAAGGGGTCAAAAGGAACTGGTGTTTGAAGGAAGAATGAATTGTCCCTTCTATCGTTTATCAGTTCATCACAAAAATCTTTGAGAATTAAATGGGAACGATTCAAACAATCCAATTGGTTGTCCTCTGTATCATCCAACATATCCATAATCAATATTTGAAAATTGAAGTCCGTGTAGGTCTCTTCAATCGTTGATGGGGTTGGAATGACATGCAATAATGGAAACTTTATTTTCTCTTGGTTTCTCCCCACATCAGATAGTTCCCCCCAAGTGAATGTCTCAATCATTGGGTGGTTATTAGAGAATGTCTCAAATCGGTCTATGAGTTGTTTGTAGTTGTTCATTTCTTTTGTTTTTTGTATTTCGCTTCCAATTCTCGGCTTTTCTTTACCATATATGATAAATAGTAAAGTGCTTCGTGAAGGTTGAGGTTTTGGATTTTATTGACTTTGAGGGGGTTTTCTTGTGTCATTACCATCCAAGTGTGGTAATAGAAATCAACCAAATCTGCTACTCTCTCGTCTCTTGTTCTTTCGTCTGGTTTTTCAACTCGTCCCTCCTCTTTTTCTCCAAATACAAGGGGGAATCTTCCAATAGTATCTGATTGTATTTGGTTAAAAAAAAAAGGGCACTAATGTAATTGTTGATTGGAAAGTCACCCATGTCCTTGCTTCTCTCCATACATTTGTCGTAGTCATATTTCTCAATCTTTCTGTCCTCCCCTTCACCTGAAATGACTGGTCTATAAAGAATGGAACATACCTTCTCGTATTCCACATTGTCTGAACTGGTCAAGATATGAAGGTCAGAGAACTCCCCATAGGTCATCTCTGTCGCATCCAATAACCCCAACATCTGTCCTTTGTATTTGATGGTGTAGGTTAGTGGTGATTTTTGTAATTGAGAAACCCAAGTTTTTAAGTATGATGAAACAAATTGTAATTCACTTACCTTGACATCTCTCAATTCTTCAAGGGGTAATGTGGTGAGCAATGAAATCAACTCCACATCGTCCATATTTGGGTTTTCCAAGAGTTTTCTGTATTGATTGATGGTAATGTATTCCAAGTCCAATTTGGACTCTCCAAAAGTAATTGTCATAAGAATGAATATTGTGTTTTTGGTTTATCAAGGAATTGTATAATTCCGTATTTAATCGCATCCAATGCGTGGTCAGACCCCTTTGGTGTATTTGTTATATTTCCACTTCTGTCTTTTTTGAATTGGTATTCATCAAACTCCCTCATAATATCAACAGATTCTTCGTGGACAAAGAACTTATACTGTCTCATTTTCTGAATACCATAAAGGATTGAACTCTTCTGAACGGGTCTTACATTCAATCCATGTCGTTTCAATTCAGCAATGGACTTGGGTTCGGCAGAATCACAGACAATATCAACACCTCTATCAATACCCATCTCTTTAAGTTTGAATGCCAAATCCTCATTTGTCAATCCCAAGTCGTATACCAATTGTTTCACATAGATGTTTCTTCCATCCACATTGAGTTCAACCACCGCACATGCATCATTTGAATACCCAAAGTCAATCCCGTAGTATTTCTCTTTCACATTGGGAGGTAATTCAGTATAAGTATCTGGTTTTTGGAATATCTTCTCTCTCGGGGGAACAATTTGAGATTCTGAATAGATAAGCCACATATCATAGTCAATCTCTTTGAGTTGTTGGATGGACTCAATGATTTTATCATCAAGGAATGGGTTGTCCCTCCAAGAACTTATATGAAGGACGGCATTGTCCTTCTGTTCATAGTCAAATATCCAATGGTTCTCTGGCATTTCAGGGTTGTAACAAGAAATAAGGTATTTC